TTTTGCTCCAACAGGAAAACCATAGATTAAACAACCTATAAGTTTATCACCATCAAAGGTATTAGCATCTTCTGATTTGTAATATATTCCAATTGCGTATCTACAAGCTGTCCAAGCGTGAGTATAGTGCTTCTTAACAATAATATCTTTAGCGATACTCTTTGCTATTGGTGCTACATATACTTTAGATGTATCACAATAATTTTTACCTTCTACCTTCATTCTTTTTTGCTTGTTTTGCTTTTTCTAAAATAGATAAACTTCGTTCAGCCTTTGCCAATTTCTGTCTTTGTTTCAAATCTTTCACATAACCAGCAGGATATTTGTTTTCTACTGATATGGGTCCATTTGGGAATTTATCCAAATCGTATTTCCAAATTGATTCACATCCATCATCATCCTTATAGATGTGTTCAAATTTACGTGGTTTATCCTTAGCGTTTGGTTCTACTCTTGCCATAACATTACAAATATACGAAATTATTCTGAAACTACCAAATCTATCGGGTCCATTTTATGAACCTCATCAATAATATCCAACTCTACCTTTGGATATGGGAACACCTCATGTTTAAGCGATTTTAAGAGGGCTTTGCGTTCCTTCTTATCTTTGGTTAGAATATACACATATCGGTGCTTACGGGGTTCTCTTTTAATCCAGAATGGGCTTGTAACCATTGTCTGAATTATCTTTGGGTCATTCGTTCCGTACTTCACATAAGATGTCCGAGAATGATGCCATTCATCATCTTCACTCCATTTGAAAGACCAACTATCTGACCATCTGATTTTGTTACCCTGATATATCCAATTGGTAGCTTGATATACCGTTCCTAAGTGTCCAGCGTTTGGGTCTGAATATGATATGAGTGCTTTGATACGAGGTACATTGGTTCTTAACCATTCAAACGTTTGCCCAACGAACCAACTCTCAATGTTAGTACCATACCCATCAAATACAAATAGACGAGTTAATTCCAATACACCATCTCTAGGAAGTAATTCGGAAATAGATGCTCCTGCGTTTCTACCAACCGGGTCACCATAACAGGCAACTCCAACAAGTTGTTCATTCACTCCACTAAAAAATGAATGCTCATCATCGGATATATAAAATAATCCAATGGCATAGGATACCTTCGTCCATATTCCACTGTAATGGTTATTGACAATTATATCCTTTGCGATGTTTTTATTAATCTCTCTAATAGAAAATTTAGAGATATCACAATATTGTTTACCTTCTACTTTCATAAACTACCACTCCAAAATTGATTTAAGTGTGCCCAAGTTTTACGTTGAACTATCTTTAATACATTTGATGGTGATACCTTATTGTTACGAGCCATTACTTTGATATTACGATGACCCATTTTCCATAAGTCTCTAATGATTAAAACTTGCTCATCTGTCAGTTTTGCTGACGGGTGCTGCTGCCCTCTTAAAATTGCCATAAATGTAACCTTTATTTTTTATTATCCTATTGCTTCGTTGATAGCATTTGTGTATGCCATCTTAGATGATAACCCTTGAAATCTTTGAATAACTACACCATCTCTTTCAATTATTACTACTGGAATTGATGTTATATTATATTGTTGTGATTCTTCAGGTGAATTATCAACATCATATTCTATGAATGTTGCTTTACCTTGAAAATCATTTTTTAATCCTTCTAATACCGGTGCTAATGCTCTACAAGGACCACACCACACTGCTCCAAATTTTTTAACTGTTACCATCTTTTTTATTTTTATATTGTTCTTTTAATTCTGTATTTCCTTTTACGTGGTTTGGTTCATATGGACAATGGCGGCAGCCACTCCCACAGCAATCACCTCGTTCAATGTGATACTCAGGAGTGAAAACCACTTTACCATTTTCCAAATAATATAATTCTTTATCACTTTTCATTATTTTATTTCACATGCACCACCAGCACACGCTAATTCACCACTTAAGTCAGTCATATCTTCAATCTCAACTATCTTACTTAAATCAACATCGTTTAATGTTTTCATAAGTTCATCATATTTTTCTTTAGTACAATCTTCAAATGGTGCCTGAATGTATGTACCGCCGTCATACGGTAATACCGATAATCCATTGTAGAATTCTTTATTCTCCCACATCCACTCTCCAACTGCTTTCCACTCATGCTCTCTAATAGAAATTGTTGCTGATACGTTGTGAGTATTATTACCGCTTCTATGTCCCGGCTTAACCCACTCACTATGTACTTTTTTAACTCTCTCTAATAATTGAATAGGAGATTCAGTTCTAAAGATTGCAGTATCAGGTGCCTTTTGAGGAATACCAATTACTGCAGTATCATGCGGTCTGAAATATTCATCTTCTATTAATTCAGGATGATTTAATAATAAATGAGAATACATTGATTCGTTCTTACCAACTCTTACTCTACGAATATAGTAATCGTTATGCCAAGCATGAATACCAGATGAAGTTCCTAATGCTAAAGAAGTAGTTCCTGCCGGCTTAACCGTTGTACATCTTGCCGATGCGTTAATGCCTAATATTTCTGCTACTCTTTTGTTTTCTATTTTCACAACTTTTGCTGCTTCTTTCATATCCAATTTCAAAACTGCACCACTTCCGATTCCTGTCATTGAGATTCCTATTAAGGCATCCTTTTCAGTTGTTCTTTGCCATATAGGTCTTAAGTAATGAAAATCAGTATATCCAGCCTGTAATGTTCCTACGAATGATGCTGCTTTAACTCTAGCATTTAATTCCTCTTGAGTATCAACATCACTTACATTCACCTCACATAAATTACAGAATTGGAAAGGTCTTAATGCAATCTCACAACAAGGATTAGTTCCCCAATCTTTATCATTTGATAAGTAGATACCAGGCTCACCTGCTCCACTTGCTTCAATTCTTTTCCATAAGTCCATAAAATACTCTTTGGTAATTTTATGTCTCATTAATACTGCTGAGTTATTTGCTCTACCTCTTTGTGGATTTGTTTCCCACCATGCACCACTCTTACAACTAATCATTTGCTCGTCAGTTGCAGAAAATAATGCAATCAATGCTGCTCTACGGATACCACCTGCTAATACTGCATCAGCAATGTGACAAACCATATCATGCACTTCAATTGGTTTTAATTTCTCACCATCTTTTTTTGCATCTAAGATACCTTCTAATTTGATAAGGCATTCTTTTAATGGTTGAGGACCTGGTGCTTTACCACCTGATGTTACCAATCGTGCTCCTTTCTCTCTAATATCTCTAAAATCAAATACCGGCTTACTACCACCGAAGAAATATGCTTTTACAATTACTGAAACTGCATCTGCCCATCCTTCAATACTATCACCGATTAAAAATCTTCTCGTCTTATCAGTTGATGGCTTTCTGATTTCAGGTAAAGCATCAACATGATGTTGTTGTACTGAATAACCTACACCAGTTCCTCCTAATAAAAGGAACATGATTTCTGAAAATACTCTCCAATCATCTACCGGTGCAAATGCACAATTGTAAATTCTATTTGGTGATAATTCAATTGGTTTACCTGCGAACTGCATTGAACGCATTGATGGTAATATTTTTTTATTCGATACGAATTTATATACTTCTTTTATTTCCTCTTTTAAATTTGGATATGTCTTTATATGCATATCCATATTTCTTTTTACTAACTCTTTCCAAGTTTCTCTTCTTTTTAATTCCGGTCTGTACTTTGCGTACTTCATATAAACCGTAATATCCGATAAAATTCGTGTTGAAATGTCCATTTTTTGTAAATTTGTGTTTAGTGTGTTAAAATATTTCAGGAAATCCCTAAAATGTAAGAATAAATATACTGTCCTCCACTAAACAATACAGGTTTGTGGATAAAAAACCCACTTTTTTTTAAATTTATTCGTGTCATAATACATAGTCTATTAAAACATAATAAAAGGGGCGTTTCCGCCCCTATCATATTATGCTTTTTGCTCTGCGGTAGATGCTTGTCTATACGCAGTAATTAATTTCTTCAAATCACCGATAGCTTTTCTAGCTCTTGATTTGTTTACTTTTTTAGTTCCGTTGTGCTCTGTTTCAAATGTTGAAAACAAAGTCTTCATTTGTTCGAATAGTTCTTGACTGTTCATAGTTTTTGTTTTTAATTGTTATTTAACCTAATCCAGATACCATAGGTGCTTTACCACCAGGCATAGTATCTACATATTTTTTGTGTAACATCTGTCTTTCCATTTCAGCACCACTAGCACTTTCTTTAGATGCTATGATACCTTCGGATGATGTAGCTGCATATACTTCTATTGTTCCAGTAGTTGTATCCATTTTAGTTGGGAAGGTAATACCATCTTGCCCAAAACGATTCTTCATAATGTGTACTCTAGCCGTATTGTTCAACTTATCTTTTGCTTTTCTACTTAAACTCATAATAAAGTCAGCGTTCATTACTTTAGCGTAACTATCTGCAATCTTATCAGCTTCAATAACCTCACTATCAATTGCTGAACGATTTGTTTGTGATGCTGTCCAAATTGGTATTTGTAATTCACCACTCATTCCTCTCAAATCAATGTACACACCACCTTGCTCAGCGTATGTACTATCAGTTTTGTTTGAGTGTGATAATAACAAGTCAGCGTAATCCACAATAATTAAATCGGGCTTATTACCAGCTGCTATCATCTTCTCAATGTGAAGTTGAATTGTCTTTGATGATGCTCCTTTAGGTGGATAGTATTTAACTTTAAGTTTACCAGATAATCTTTTAAGTTTACTTAATACTTCATCTTTCTTTTCTTTTAAATTAGTTGATGGTATATGTGTGAATACAGTATCGTATCGCAATCCAACATAATGCTGTGAAAGTTCTAATGTATAATGCACCACAGTCTTACCAGCTCTTACGGCTGCTGCACCTAATGCTGCTAATGCCCAAGTTTTACCAACACCAGAAGGTGCTACTACTACTCCCAATTCACCCGGTCCTAAACCACCACCCATCAAATCATCAACACACTCCCAACCCGTTCCTACAGTATCTCTACCAGTTTCACTAAATCTTTCCTCAAAATCTAAAAGGTAATCCATACCCAAATCTGATTCAACCCCAACCTTCATCGCCTTATCAACTAAGTCTTTGATTCTATCGTAGTTACCTGATTTAAGTAAATCTACTGATTGTAGAATTACGTTCTTCATATTTTGATTGATACAAAATGATGTGAATTCGTTTTTCACATATTCAAAATCATCTTGTCCAATTTGTGTGTAGACGGTTTTAAGTTGTTCTACTACTGATTTCTTTAACGATGGATTATCTAGCTTTGATACTTGCCCTTTGAATACGTCCAATGTAGGTTCTTTCTTATACTCATCGTAATAATCTTTAATCTCTTGTACTATCCATTTGTTAGCATCAGATTCAAAGAACTTCTTATCAATGATTTCACACAAAGTGTCCATCATTCTAACATCCGTAAGTAAAGCAGATATTACTTTAGCTTGAAACGATTGCCCATATTTAGAGAGTGTATCTACTTGCTCTGCCATCTATTTTACTATTATATTTGTATAAGTTGATTTCAACCAATCGTTTATATCTTTCCAATTTTGAAGTATTTTGTACTTCATAGCTGCTTTGATAAAATCCATCTTATCAAACTTCTTATTAGGTTCGTTGAAACGGTCTAATATTTTAAGAGTTTGGTTTGTATTGATTTGTGCTTCTTCTAATTGCATGATTTGTCTATTTCTCAATACCTCATTCTTTTGTGAAAGGATATCAGCGTATATTTTTGCATCATCTTTCTTAGATTCGCATATATCAAAGAATTCATCAAAGGTAATTAATCTATCTTCCTCCAATTCAGGGAATCTTTTCAATACAGTCTTTAAACCACATCCTTTAACGCCAGGAATATTATCTGAATTATCACCATCCAATGTTCTGAATAGTAAAAGGTTTTGTGGGTACATTCCCCATTCTGCTTTTACCATCTCTCTATCATAAAGTTTCTTTTTAGTTGGTGAATAAACTTTTGTCTTATCATCTACTAATTGTAAGAAATCTTTATCAGTTGATACAATAATACATTCTTCATTTTCACCTAATATTTGTCTAGCTATGTTAGCTATCACATCATCGGCTTCAATTCCATCATATATCATTGTTGTAATTGGAAGTGAATCTAACAAATCCACTAACCAAACGAATTGGCGTTTCATTGAAAGTTGTTCTTCTTCCTGTGACATCATTTCAGGATATTGTCTATTAACTCTAAAACGATTTTTACCTCTATCAGCTTTGTATCCTTCAAACACTTCCTTTCTACCTTTAGAACCACCCTTACCATCAAAGATAAGAACTACTCTAGTCGGATTGAATTGGCGTATTTGAGAACCAATTGAATTTAATGAACCAATAACTCCACCCGTATGGTCACCATCCTCATTCATTGTAGGATTAGTAGTCCAACTACGGATGAAGGTATTTAGTCCATCAATGACAAGAACTCTACTATTACGCACTCTTAAGTGGTTTGTCTCATGTTCTGATTCTACTTCATTAAGAAGCTTTTTGTATAAGTCTTTCATTTTGTTTTTGTAACATTTATTAATCACCAATCACTTCTGAATCTACTATTAGATTATCCGTGTCTAATGAATCTTTTTTGTAACGTAAAATTGTTGCCTCACAAATCCTTTTATAGATTTGCTCTTTAACCGAAGGATTAGTTTCTAACATAGAAGGAAAATCTTTGGCTTGATATTTAATAATCTCACCAGTATCAATGTCAGTATATTCATACCAAGCACCTGATTGTTTTACCAATCCATTATCCTTCATACTTCCTAACCATGCTCCGTAGTTATCAATACCTCTATCAAAGAAGATATCAAAATCAGCTGAACGTAATGGTGGTCCCATTCTATTCTTTACTACCTGACATCTTACTTTAATACCTACGATTCTATCGTTACCACTGCTATCTTTAGCTTTAATCGTTCCCATACTCTTTAATCTTAAACGAACCGATGCATGGAAAGCGATTGCTTTACCACCAGAAGTTGTCCAAGGGTCAGAGAATGGCATTGCGTTCATCTTCTGTCTTAATTGGTTTGTGAAAACTAGAGTGATTTTCTGTCTACCAATAAGATTTGTGATTTTACGCATTGCTTTGGAAATGATAATTGCTTTATCCGTAGCGTAACCATCCTTACCATAATCAGCTTCCATCTCCTTTTCAGTTGATGCTGCTGCTACTGAATCCACAACGATTGTTACATACTTATCTTTAGAGGAAGTTCTTACCTTCTCAATAATAGTTTCAGTATATTCAAAACATTGTTCAACAGTCTCAGCTGCTACATAAAGTAATTTGGTTGTATCTACTCCGATGGCTTCTAAGAATTCTCTACTTACGGCGTTCTCCGTGTCAATCAATACTGCCAATCCACCTAGTTTCTGCGTTTCCGCAAGTAAGTGAGCTGATACTAATGATTTACCACTTTGTTCTAATCCCGTAATTTCGGTGATTCTTCCAACCGGTAATCCACCATAAGGGCGATTTGATATTGCCACATCCAACATAGATGCTCCGGTTGAAACCCAGCCTTCTACGTTTGTTGGTGCATCATCATTATCTAAAAAGAATGCTACCTTTTGGTCTTTTGATTGTTTGTTAAGGGACTCAACGAGTACTTCCGCTAAGTCAACCTCTTTAGTTGCTTTTGCCATATTGTTTACTTATTTACTATGAATTGAAAAGGTCATCAAATGCTGATGCCACATCATCTATTTTCTTAGCTGATGCTTCTGCTTTAGGTGCTGATTTTACATCAACATCAAAAGGTGCTTCGTCATTTTTTGCGGTAGATGATAACGTCTCTGCTGCTGCAGTAGATGTATCTTCATCACCATTAGCAGATGGGTTTAACCAACCTTCTAATACAGATTTCAATTCCGAATAAGTCAACTCCTGGTAAAGGTCTGTGATTTCGGTTTGTCCATTGATAAACTTGTCAGTTTCTTCTTTAGTTGCTGCTAAAGGAGTTTCCTTTGGTTTAACACGGATTGTTGTTACAGGGTAAGATGTACCACTGTCTTCAGCTGATACTACTTCAACAGTAATATCTCTACCTTCATTTGGGTCAGTAATATCACCATAATCTGGGTCAGCGATGTAACCTAAGATTTCCTGATAAACTGTCTTTCCAAAGCCCCAAAATCTTACACCTTCACCTTCTTCACCTCTTACCAATACTGGTACGAATGTTCTAAGTTTCGGCTCCATTTTCTTGGCAGCTTTCCAATCTTCTTTATCACCCATTCTTTTCAACTTATCAGCGAACT